GAAGAGGCACGGAAATCTCTACTCTCCCAGGTGGACAAAATCTTGGAGAACTTGAAGACGTCAAGTACTTCCAGAAGAAACTCTACCGATCACTCAACGTACCCGAGTCACGCTTAGAATCTGATAACTCATTCAACATTGGTAGATCCGCTGAGATCACTCGTGATGAAGTGAAGTTTCAGAAGTTTGTCACCAGACTTCGTAAGAAGTTCAGTGATTTATTTAATGATCTCCTTAAAACTCAATGCGTTCTTAAAGGTGTTTGCACCTTAGAAGAGTGGGATGAGATTAAGGAACACGTTCAGTACAACTTTATTGCGGATAACTACTTCTCTGAAATGAAAGAGAAGGAAGTTATGAATGAACGTCTCGCTATGTTGCAACAAATGGATCCTTATGCGGGGAAATATTTCTCTGTTGAGTACCTAAGACGCAACATTTTACGTCAGACTGACAACGAAATGAAGGAACTGGATGAACAAATGGCAGCAGAAATTGCCGATGGGTTAGTTGTTTCTCCTGTTGAGATGCAACAAATGGAAAAAGCGCAGATGGAAATGTCTATGCAACCACCAGAACCACCTCCCGAGGAACCCAGTTTGTCTGAAAAGGACTATAAAAAGGGAGAAATCTAAATAGTATACATACACACATAAATTATGCCTTCTCAATCTGCTAATGACATCGTGAATGCGCTATTTGCTGGACAGAAAGATCTGTCTGATTATGTAGATACGCAAATGAAATCTCTTGCCATGGACTCTATCGAGGATATGAAAAAAGAGGTTGGGAAAACAATGTTTGCTCCACAGGAAGATGGACCAGAATCCACAGAGCAACCTGTTGATGCAATTCCACCTGATCAAACCGAGGAACCCACAGATGAAACTGATAACGGAACAAATTGATGATGCCCAGGTTGTAATAACTGAGGGTAAGAACGGTAAGAAACAGACCTTTATTGAGGGAGTTTTCTTGCAAGGAGAGATAACAAACCGCAACGGTAGACGTTATCCAATACAAACTCTTGCAAGAGAAGCAGCAACATACAACGAAAAGTTTGTAAAAACTGGTCGTGCACTAGGTGAATTGGGTCATCCCGAAGGTCCAACCATCAATTTAGATCGTGCATCTCACATTATTACTTCTCTAAAACAGGAAGGTAATAACTTTGTGGGTAAGGCAAGACTATTAGAGACCCCAATGGGTAAGATTGCTAAACAACTTCTTGATGAAGGTGTTAAATTAGGAGTCTCATCACGCGGACTAGGGTCTATCAAAGAAGAAAACGGTATCAAAGTTGTAGGAGAGGACTTTGTTCTTGCTACTGCTGCTGATATTGTTGCTGATCCGTCAGCACCTGATGCTTTTGTTAATGGCATCATGGAAGGTAAAGAGTGGGTACTTGCTGGTGGCGCAATAGCAGAGCAAGATATCGATGCAATTAAGAAGAGAATTGACAATGCTGCGCTATCGCAGATTGAAGAAAGGAAGATTTCCGCATTCAATTCATTCTTAAATTCTTTATAACTATAAATAATAATTAGCAACTATCAACACAGTTAGAAAAAACGGAGACCGTAATGTCTGAAAAACTTGAAACAACTCTGGATGAGCAAGGTGTAGTAACCAAAAATGCTAAACCTGGCGATCCTATGCCTAAATCTGAGACTGGTACTCCTGGTCAAGGTATACAAGATTTAGGAGGACCAACACCTTTTAACTCTAAACCAGATGATGAATCTAACAAGATGAAGACAGGTGGCGGACCAACAGCAACACCTCCTCAAACAAAACCATCTGATGCATCTGCACAGAAGGCAGAGTTTAGCACAAAGGGTGATGTACATGCTTCTCACAAACCAGAAGGTGAGGAGATAACAGAAGAAGAGACAACTGAGGAAGAGACAATCCAAGTTGACCTATCCGCTGATGTTGCTGCACTAACTGAGGGTGAAGATCTAAGCGAAGAGTTCAAAGCGAAAGCAGCGACCATCTTTGAAGCAGCAGTGATCTCACGCTTAAACGAAGAACTAGGACGTATGCATGATGACTATGCAAAAGTCTTAGAAGAAGAAATTGAGTCTGTTAAGACCGAATTGGCAGAGAAGGTAGATGAGTACCTGTCATTCGCAACTAACAAATGGGCAAAAGACAACGCTCTTGCTATTGAGCACGGTATCAAAACCGAAATGGCAGAGTCAGTCCTTGCAGGACTCAAACAGGTTTTCTCCGAGAACTTCATCGATGTTCCCGAAGAGAAAGTTGATCTAGTCGACGAAATGACTGGACAACTCGATACTATGGAGAAGAAACTCAATTCACAAATCGAAGAGAACGTCACTCTTACAAAAGAGATAGGCGGATATATCAAGAATGGGATAGTGACCGAACTATCTGATGGTCTTAGCGTTGCTCAGAAAGAGAAATTCGCTAGTCTAACAGATGCAGTTGAGTTTGAAAATGAAGAATCCTTCCGCGAGAAGGTCAAGACAATACGCGAATCATACTTCAACAATGGCAAACCAGAAGCGACAACAGTCACAGAGGATGTCGAAGTTGATGCATCTACTCAGGTAGAAGGCACTATGGGCGCATACGTCAACGCACTTTCCCGCTGGGCAAAGTGATTAAATTACAATCAACCCTAATTTTTTAAAGCAAAATGTTCAACTCAGAACACTTGCAAGAAAAGTGGGCACCTATTCTAGAACATTCCGAGTTAGATAATATCTCTGATAAGTACAGAAAGGCAGTTACTTCAATCTTGCTTGAAAACCAAGAATCATTCCTCAAAGAGGAAGCAGGCATTCTTAACGAAGCTGCTCCTACAATGAGTGCTGGTACTGCTGGTTTCAGTGGTAGTTCAACCGCTACTGGACCTGTTGCTGGTTTCGACCCTGTGTTGATTTCATTAATAAGAAGATCAATGCCTAAGCTAATCGCTTATGACATTGCTGGTGTACAACCTATGACTGGTCCTACTGGTCTAATCTTCGCAATGAGATCTCGCTACGGAACTAACAGAACCGCTGGTACAGAAGCATTCTTTAACGAAGCAGACACAGAGTTCTCAGCAGAGAACGCAGCATCAGACTTAGGTAGAACAGCACAGTCTGGATCTAACCCAGGTCTATTAAATGACAGTGGTACATACAACACATCCACAGCGATGACCACTGCCGAGTCAGAAGCATTAGGCGACGCTTCTGGTAACCAGTTCGCTGAAATGAACTTCTCCATCGAGAAGGTCACAGTGACTGCGAAATCTCGTGCGCTAAAAGCAGAGTACAGTTTAGAACTTGCACAGGACTTGAAAGCAGTTCACGGACTAGACGCTGAATCTGAATTGGCAAACATCTTGTCAACTGAGGTTCTTGCAGAAATCAACCGTGAAGTTGTTAGAACTGTGTATAAGGTTGCTAGACCTGGTGCTCAGAATAACACCGCAACTGCTGGTATATTTGACCTAGACGTTGACTCCAACGGTAGATGGTCAGTTGAGAAGTTCAAGGGACTTCTATTCCAGATCGAAAGAGACATGAACGCAATCGGGCATGAAACTCGTCGTGGAAAGGGGAACATTCTAATATGTTCTGCTGACGTAGCATCAGCACTTTCTATGGCAGGCGTCCTAGATTACACTCCTGCTCTTGCTGGTAACTCAAACCTACTTCCTGATGACAATAGTTCCACACTTGCTGGTACATTGAACGGAAGAATCAAGGTTTATGTTGACCCATATTCAGCAAACGTAAGTGACAGACACTTCTATGTTGCTGGTTACAAGGGTAGTTCTGCATACGATGCTGGATTATTCTACTGCCCATATGTACCTCTACAAATGGTCAGAGCAGTTGGTCAGGATACATTCCAACCAAAAATCGGATTTAAGACTCGTTACGGAATGGTTGCAAACCCATTCGCAGAAGGAACCACACAAGGTGGTGGAGATCTTGATCCTAACAAGAACAGATATTACAGAAGAGTCCTTGTTGACAACCTAATGTAAATCTTATATGTGAGTCCCCTCACATAACTGATCCCAGGGTCCTTCGGGACCCTTTTTTATTGTAAATAGTATATAACGAAAGCAAAAATATGAATGGTAGACTAGACAAAGTAGCAATGACCAACAGGTTAATGCAACTCAAAAGAGAACTACATTACAAATGCGAGATCGGTGAAAAAGGAGAATGGGAATGTAAAGGTGCTAACGAGTATCTAAACAGAACATTCGATATTTTAGATGAGTATTGGCAATAGTCCAATCATCTGTTATACTGTACTTTAAATAGGAGAACTTCCATGTTATCAGAAGTAATGAAAGAGTCACCAGTAAGTGACTACTTAAAACCTAAACGTAAAGTCGTTACCACAAGTCCTGCTGTAAAGAAGGCATATAGAAAAGGATATCTGAAAAAAGAGCAAGAGACCTTCACAAGAGAAGAGTGTGAGGCAATGATTGAGTTCGCTATCAATCAACACAATAGAAACGCAGGACAGATCAGCATGGTCCTAGGTTTCATATTCATGGCACTATTCGCTGATGGATTATTCAGAGTTTTAGGATTGATCCCACCTTTCATGGGACTGGATGTAAATATAATTCAAGACGTAGTTGATGCTATCAAAGACGAGGTAGTCAAACAACTATAAATACCTAAAAATAGGTAGGAAAATGCCACAAGACTATGGTCAGTGGAACAAACAGATTGAGAATAGAAACTTTCTATCTCCAATCGGTTTCAAGATGCAGATAGATGAATATCCGAAGACTGTATATTTTGCACAGTCTGCTAATATCCCTGGTGTCTCTACAAATACAGTAGAACAACAGACTGGTATGGGTCGTCCAATTCCATATGAAGCATTTGGACTTAACTATGAACCATTTAATCTGACGTTTCTAGTTGACGAAAATTTAGAGAACTATTTGATAATACATAACTGGTTGACTGCTATTGCGGGTGGTAGAGAGAGTCTATTGGAGCGTGGCAATATAGAGAAAAACTATAAAGTTCGTTGTGATGCATCACTTGCTGTGCTTAACAGTAATTTTCAAGCAAATTTCTTTGTGACATTCAAGGATCTATTCCCTGTGTCCTTGAATGCATTGGAATTTAATGCTACAATAGATGGTACAGAGTATGCTACTGCAACAGCAGAGTTTAGGTATGCTGTGTATAATATAGAAACAGTAGACGGTATCGTAAGAACACAATTAGAATGAACCTTGATGAAATTCGTGACATGTGGAGGGAGGACTGTAAGATTGACCAGAACGACCTCGACACTGAGAACTTTAAATGTACAGTTATCCATGAGAAGTATCTAAACATATGGTCTCACTTTCGTCTGATGCTATCAGATGCTGAGACTAAGGGAAAGATGCTGTACAAAGAGAAATTTGAATACTATGCAGGCAAAGCACCAGCAGCAGTATATGCTAAGAACCCTTTTAATCATAAGGTATTGAAAGGTGACCTGACCACATACATCTGGGCAGACGAAGATTGGTTGAAGAACAAGCAGAAAATTGACTACCTCCAAACTGTTATAAATTATTTGGAGATGATTCTTAAACAGTGTTCCAACCGTGGTTTCCAAATAAAGAACTATCTTGAATTGAGAAAACATGCAGATTATTGACTACATTAATTACAAAAAAGAATGAAGTTTATTTGAAAGTGAATGCTGAACCTCATGTTCACCAAGAACTAAGTGATCACTTTCAGTTTGATGTGCCTGGGGCAAAATACATGCCACAGTATCAGAAATATAAATGGGATGGAAAGATCAGATTATACTCTCCTGCTACTGGTGAGATATACGCTGGTCTTTTTGATTATCTGACTGACTTTCTAGAAGAAAGAGGTTACCACTATCAGATACAGGACAATAACATCTATGGAAGACCGACAGATACAGAACTTCTCGTATCACCTGAGGCTATTGCGGGGTTTGTTAGATCTCTATCAATTCCGTTTAAGGCACGAGACTACCAGTTACGAGCAGTTTACCAAGCACTTAAATACAATCGCAGACTTTTACTTTCCCCGACGGGATCAGGAAAATCCCTGATAATATACTCAATAGTAAGATGGCATCTGCATTTTGATAGAGAGATATTGATTATAGTTCCAACAGTATCATTAGTAGAGCAGTTATATAAAGATTTCAAAGAGTATGGATGGAATCCTCGTGGATACTGTCATAGAATCTCAGCAGGAGCAGAGAAATTTACAGACAAACCAGTTGTTATATCTACATGGCAGAGTATATACAAGGAACCCCGAAAGTTTTTTAAGAAGTTTGATGTAGTTATAGGAGACGAAGCACACTTATATAAAGCAAAATCATTGTCGGGTATCCTCACCAAGTGTCATGACGCAAAACATAGAGTGGGACTGACAGGGACACTAGATGGCATGCAAACTCATCAGTTAGTGTTAGAGGGTTTGTTCGGTAAATGCGACAGAGTAACACAGACAGTTGACCTCATGAAGAAGGGTCATCTTGCACCTTTATATGTCAAGATCCTAGTGTTGAAGCACGGTTTCGTACCATTTGAGGACTATCAACAGGAAATGGATTGGATAGTACAGAACCATAGACGCAACACCTTGATCACTAACCTAGCACTCGACTTGCCAGGTAACACCTTGGTTCTCTTCAATTACGTCGAGAAACATGGTATCCCCTTGAACGAAATGCTAAATAGTAAAGTAAAGGATGGTCGTAAGACGTTCTTTATACACGGTGGTATTGATGCATATGACAGGGAGGAGGCACGCTCGGTTTGCGAGAAAGAAAAGAACGCAATCATTCTTGCTTCTTATGGGACTTTCTCTACTGGTATCAATATTAGGAACTTACATAATGTAATTTTCGCAAGTCCATCTAAGTCAAGGGTTCGCAACCTTCAATCTATTGGACGTGTCCTTCGTAAGGGTGATAACAAAGCACAAGCAATGTTATATGATATAGCAGACAACTGTGCTCGTGGATCAAAAAAGAACTATACTATAAGACATCTTGATGAACGAATTAAGATATACAATGAGGAATCTTTCAATTACGAAATAAAGGAGATCAAACTCAATGATTAACTACATTCGACACGACGAACAATTCTATGGAGTATGTAAACTCTCTCATGGGGATGAAGTATTGGGTGAGATAATTGTTACAGAAGATCCTGAGACTAAAACAGATCTGATATTCATTCAGCATCCTGCTAAGACTAAGGTTATTGATTTAGATCATCCTGTCAACGTTGATTCCAAGGAACAGAAGGTGGCGATGGGATTTATTAGATGGATGAATTTCAGCGACGAGGACTTTTATGTTATAAGCGAAAAAGATATAATGACGATAGCACCAATGTCTCCTTCATCAATTATGATGTACAAGAGGTGGGTCAGAAAAGAAATCCAGAAACTACCTGAGAAAGAAAGGGAAGTACCCATGAATAGTTCTATGGGATTACTAGATACAGTAGACAATGCCCGACAACTTTTAGAAAGAATCTATAAGAACCCTAAGTTACCAGATATAAATCAATAGAATATCCCTTCCAACCCTCACAGTGTTGAGTGTACACAGAAATTAACAACTTGTCAAGCTAGTTGCGTTTTCTGTGTTTTTTTGTTAATATAAGTACATCCGAACGGATATTATGCCCCGCAAATCTACCAAGAAAAAAGAACATTATGTAGATAACAAGAAGTTTCTAGCAGCATTAGTCGTGTATCGCGCTGAATGTGCTGAGGCAACTGAGAAAGGACTCGGTAAACCAAGAGTTTCAAACTATATTGGCGACTGCTTTTTAAAAATAGCAACTCATCTATCATATAGACCTAACTTTATAAACTACATGTATAGAGAGGACATGATCGGAGACGGTATTGAAAACTGTATTCAATACATTCATAACTTTGACCCCGACAAATCCTCCAACCCATTCGCGTATTTTACGCAGATCGTTTATTATGCATATTTAAGACGTATTGCAAAAGAAAAACGACAACAAGCAATACGAGAAAAGATTCTGGAACGCAAAGGTTACGAAGAAGTCTTCCACTCAGATGACCTAGATAACATAGCAGACTTGAACTATATCAAGTCCAGAGTCGAAACAAACACACGATACAACTGATGGGAATTCTCTCTCAACTTAAAGTCATGTTCGCTGATGAATTTGATTTTACCAAAGCAGACTACAAATTAATTTGTGATGCTTTACATAAACGTCAACGAAACTACATTGCTGGTGATCGGATGTTTAAACATTATGGAATCTTACTTGAAAAATTCACCCGACTCTATGAAACTTCTTCTGATAACTGATCA